GGGCCGGGGCTGACGTCGAGCATTTTATTAATTTACCGGGCGGCTCTGAGGTGTTGGAGCAGAGCTATCGTATCCCGGGGAACATCCACTCGTTGGCTGAACGCATTTCCAAGCGAATAAACCGGCGGTTTCCGAAAACCTATTTGCCACGAAAGGATATGGGTCGGTTAGAGACTGTGCAGACGATTGAAAACCTAACGTTTGAGGAAGGATCGTGGTTGGTTTTGGCGCAGGCTCGTTACTTTATGAACCCTGTGAGGAACTTTTTAAAACAACAAGGTTACTTTTTTGAGGCGGACGGTCACCCCAGTCTAACTTTAAAAATCCGTACCGCTTTGGATGCGTGGCAAAAGCTACAGAAGAACGAACCGATCAATCTGACGTCAGTTAAAACACTTTATGCCTACATGACAGGAAACGGTGTGCGTGTAGCCCGGGGCCATAAGCGTATACTTGCGGATGACGATGAGATGTTTACCTTTGCGCGTTTAAAAAATGAATTTGGTTTGCTGGCGACATTAGACATGGACTGGGAGACAGCACTGGATAAGCTGCCCGATGTAGACCGGGCGTATATCAACGCCTTGATACGGCGGGGGGAAGATTTAAATGCAGCTCCTCGTATTCGATTGTCCACGATTCACGGGGCAAAAGGAGGCGAGGCCGATAACGTCGTGTTGTTTACAGACCTGACTGTGGCGGCGGAACAAACGCTAGAGACTAACCCGGATGCGTTGCATCGTGTTTTTTACGTGGCTGTGACACGCACCAGAGAGAATTTATTTACGGTATCCCCCGAGAACTTTTACAGGAGCTACCCATTATGAAATCGTTAGAAGAACAGATTGCAGGCGAACACTACAAGAATCAGAAAATTCAACCCATCGAATACATTCTGGCAAACGAGCTGCCTTTCATTGAAGGCAACATCGTTAAATACATCACGCGCTGGCGTGAGAAAGGGGGAATCGAGGACTTAAAGAAAGTCCGGCACTACGTCGAAATCTTAATGGAGTATGAGAATGAACACGATAAGTAGATTACAGTTCCCTTTGTTTACCCCTCCTTCGGAGTGGGTTCCACCTGACCCTCTTCCTGACCTGACTGACGCTAAAGAAATTGCGATAGACCTTGAGACACGAGACCCGGATCTTAAAACCCAAGGCCCGGGCTGGCCCACCGGGAACGGTGAGGTTGTCGGCATAGCTGTCGCAGTCGAGGGCTGGTTTGGATACTTACCAATTGCTCATCTGGGCGGCGGAAATCTGGATAAGCGCATTGTCACAAACTGGTTGAGAAAGCAGCTCGTAACCGATTGCCCGAAGATTATGCACAACGCTCAATACGACGCGGGTTGGCTACGTCAGATGGGCATCACGATGAACGGGCCAATCGTAGACACCATGATCATGGGTTCATTGCTGGACGAGAACCGATTTAGTTTTTCTCTGAATGCACTGGCTTTCGATTATCTGGGCGAAGCAAAGTCTGAACGGACCCTTACGGAGGCTGCGATAGATTTCGGGGTTGATCCGAAGGCTGAACTTTGGAAGTTGCCCGCCCAGTTTGTTGGATCGTATGCGGAACAAGACGCCAAGCTGGCACTGGACCTGTACAAATTTTTTAAAGTTCGGCTGGCAGCGGAGGATCTTTCCACCGTCTTTGATCTGGAGACTCGGTTGACCCCATGCCTGATCGACATGACGTGGCGCGGTATCCGCGTGGACATGGACCGCGCTGAGCGGACCAAACAGGAATTACTCAAACGGGAAAAGGACACCCTGAAAAGGGTGAAAAGTCTTGCTGGGTTTAATGTTGAGATCTGGGCAGCGGCATCACTCGCTAAAGCATTTGATACGCTGGGACTGCAGTACCCCAAGACAGACAAAGGTGCGCCGTCCTTTACTAAGTCCTTTCTTTCCGAGCATCCGCATGAGTTTCCCCAGCTGGTCGTCAAGGCGCGGGAGCTGAACAAGGTCCAAGGAACTTTTATTACTTCGATTATGAAGCACGTGGGACCGGATGGTCGTATCCATGGGCACGTCAATCAGATCCGTTCTGATGACGGGGGCACCGTTAGCGGTAGGATCAGTATGAACAACCCCAACCTCCAACAGATTCCGGCTAGAGATCCAGAGCTGGGTCCAATGATCCGCTCGTTGTTTCTTCCGGAGGAGGGTGAGCAGTGGGCCGCAATAGATTTCAGTCAGCAAGAACCACGGATCTTGGTTCATTACGCAAGCGTCTTTGGCGAGTGGAAGCGCACGTCGCTTCGGGGCGTCGATGAATTTCTGGATGGCTATCGCAATGATCCTGACATGGACTTTCATACGATGGTCTCAGAGATGGCTAACATTCCAAGGAAGCAGGCCAAGGTAATAAATTTAGGCATGATGTACGGCATGGGCGTCAACAAGCTTGCTGCACAGCTCGACATCGAGCCAGAGGAAGCGAAGGAGCTGACCAAGCAATACCACTCCCGGGTTCCCTTTGTAAAAGAGCTGATGAACGGCGTAAGTTTAAAAGTTGAAAGCTCTTCCGGGGATGGTGCTGTGCGCTCCCTGAAAGGCCGTAAATGCCGTTTTGAGCTTTGGGAGCCAAGAGGGTTTGAGTTACGCAAAGCGTTGCCCAGACAGGAAGCAGAGGCCCAGTACGGGTCCACCGCCTCTTTAAAACGCGCCTACACCTACAAAGCCTTGAACCGTTTGATCCAAGCTTCTGCAGCTGACATGACCAAACAGGCCATGGTCGATATGTACGAGAGTGGAGAGACGCCTTTAGTGCAGGTACACGATGAGTTAGGTTGTAGCGTACAAGACCGGAACCACGCGGTAAAAATTAAAGAGCTTATGGAAAACGCCATTACTTTAAGGGTTCCCAATAAATGTGACATCGATCTTGGGCCATCGTGGGGCGAGGCAGAAGAAGTAAAATAGTTGTTGTTTTTCTTGCTAAAAAGTATGAGATCCACTTATAATAGCGCATATGGATACAACAAGATGGAAAAGCATTTTGGTGCCGATTGAAGTGTATCGGCAAGTACGCGAGATTGCTCACTTGGAAGGGAGGACTATCTCCGGGCAGCTTCGGCTGATTTTTGAGCAATGGAAAGAAGATAGAAAGCAAGAGGCTAGGAAACTTGACGGAGTTGCCTAACCTTGAAAGAATGTGGGGGTTCAACTCTCTAAAACTGAACTCCCCCCTAATCGGCAGAAACCTCGCTAGTTTAACGCCGAAAAAACCTCGGTTAGCCACCTACTAACCGAGGTTTTGTCTTTTTAGACCAAGGGGAGTAATAACCCCTTCATGCGTAGCTTAGCCCCCTGCGGGTCGAAAACGGGCTTTACCTCTTTAGACCAAAGGATAGCTCATCCTTCGGAGCAAGACCGGTCCACTTGTGGTCGAAAACGGACCTTTAATTGAGGTAACCATGAAAAAAACGAAACAAGAAGAAAGCAAAGAGCTAGAAGATCAAGTCGCTGAGTTTTTAAAAAAAGGCGGGAAGATCGAAGAAGTAGACATAACCGTCTCTAATTCTAAAAAACTGGAACTATCTAAACGTTTCTTTGCTAAAACCAATCACTTTGTTTATCGACAGGGCAAGAAAAAGGGACCGTAGTCCCTTTCTTAAAAAGTTGCTTATATCACACTCCGCAGTGGCGACCTGCAGAGTGCCGATCCCTCGTGATATTATGTCCCCTTCTGCTCCACTGACTAAAGGATCGGATGGAGGGTTTTCTTGGGACTAACTCTAGCCCATGGCACTATCTCCCGTCTGGTTGATGCTGCGATATAGCCACTCGCGACGTGGCCTCACCCGCAGCCTTTTTATTCTTCTTCCATTAATTTAACGTAAACCCCGGTCCAGTACGTTCTGGCCCACGCATTTAAATTAGGTTTTTCTAAAATATTTCTTACCGCCAATAGCTGAGAAATCATTCTCCATTCTGTTTGATTAAACATTACAGTCTCTCCTTTGACTTGTTGAGATTGTACTCCTTGTCCACAAATCCTAGCTTAGGATCGCCACGAAGCATAGGTCCAACCCAACGGGTTATCGGACCGTTTTTGGTGTGGTACGTTCGTTTATGTCGAACAACCCGGTGCTGACGCATTCCCATGCGTTCCTGACGCGCCACGGCCTTCTGAGCAAACTTAACGCCCTTAAACTTGGGTAAGTCCACATCCACCACGCAATACGAGTCAACCTTTGGCGGGGTTTTATCGCGGAACTTGCGGCCCTTGACGCCGGTAACAATCTGTTGATCCTGAGTGATCCACTCAAAATTAAATAAATTCATTACGTTTAAAAAAACCTGAAACAACTGGTTTTCAACAAGCGTTTGAAGCCGGTTAGCCCAGCCAGAGTGTTCTTGAATTGCGTCGTCCCAAAAGTGCATATTAAAGTCGCCCAGAATGTTCGCAGAGTAACGCCTTCGTTGCCGCTCCTCTTGACCCATGGATTCCACGATCTGTATAGCGTCGTTAGTCGCATGGAGTAATTCATTGTCGCCAATGGTCTGGGTTAAAAAACTAGAGGCAGCGGAAAAATCCAACTCAACCCGGGACTTCTCCATAACTTCAATTTGCTCAAAAACGTCCTCTGCCCATATTGGTTGAGTCTGAGAAAAAACTAATGTGTTACGGCTTACCGCAATTTTATCCGCCGTCCTGAAAAACAAAACCATCGTGTTAGTTTGTATGTTTCCCGGGGTAAACAACGTAGTAAAACCGGTGCCCGCTTTAACATAAGTTTGATGGCTTCCGTCTTCTCCCCGGGCATAGTGTCCGCCTTGCATGTCCGCTGAAGACACATCAATCCTAGCTCCAATGTGCGTCACATTTTTAAGAAGCGGATTGCTTTGATGGCTAAAAAGCTCCAGCTCACTTACATCCATCTCAATCCACATGTCATCAAAAGGCGGACGAGCGTTAAAAAATGCGTTGCTTTGATTGCGCTGCTGGCCTTGCATAGAAAACGTCAAATCAAAAGCAGTCTTAGCAAGCTTCGGCGTCACGTTAAAACGGTTTGTGCCCCGCGCCCAACGGCTCATGGCAGAAGCGTTCTTCTTCAAAGCTTTCTTCCCAGCGGAAGTCCAAAGAGGAAACAACGTCCCCGAAGGTCTGTTAGAAACACGGTCATCAAAGACCATCTCAAGGTTAAAAACATCAGAAAAGTTAGACGTCATACGCATCTTTGGAGCTTGCATGGCGTGAACTACATGGTCCAACATGGAATCATGTTTAAGGTCTTCGGATATCTTGCTGGGCACCGTTTCGGTTCGCCAATTAGAAAGACTGCCTTTAGCTCTTTCTACAAGCTGATTTCTGGTGCGGTTGTTCAACAAAGATCCGTAATCAATTTTCATTATATTTTTTTCATCATCTGACATAGCTAATCTCCTTTATATTCGCATACATGTACTGCAAAAAAACCGCGCCAGTCGTGAGACAAAGCGCGGTAGGAAGGGTTCCCATTACAGGTTGGGAACTGAGATGAACAGCTAGGGGACTGTTATCAGCTGCCCCAAAACATAACAAACTTTTAATGGATTGTCGATTCATCTTCTAAAAAAGGATTAATTAATAAATGTTTGAATTCTTCCAAATCTTCCAGTTCCACATTCTCATTGAACGGGGCCGACGACAGCATAGCCACGTACAACGATTCATCCAGCGACGTCATCAACATCTTCGGATCTTCTGTGTGGGCAAAGAGTGTGTACGCCGAGAAAAAAATTAAAAACCGCAATGTCTCCTCGTCCGTACAGCCCTCATCCGCTGCCCACTTCCTAATATCCGTGATCTTGTCGTAAAGCTTCTTGTGCCGGGGATCTTCCGGGTCCATCCAAAATTTAGAAAAATCACTCATGTTTACTCTTCCGTCCAGTGCATTTCGTTAATCGACGCTTCGATGTGAACGATTGGCTCGTCGGATCTTCTGTAAGCCTCTCTTAGACCACAAACCAAGGGATTCAGGATCGCTGCCCGCTCCTCAAACGACATTGATTCATAAACGTCGTAATCGAAAGAGATCGGTATGCGCGTTAGCAAAAATTTCTCCTCGCTACTGTGTCGTTCAACGTACACATCCACTCCCAAGTCCCTGCGCTTATGAACATATTGAAGCGAAGGATCACACACTTGAAAGACCGGGCCTTTCGTTTCTTGCGCGTCGAGCTGCTGCTCCCGCTCAAAAAGCTTGTTTCTGAGATCCTCCGTTTCTTTGTACAAACGTCGATGCGCGTCAATCCGAAACTCCTCGATTTTAGCTGCGTCAGCATCTGCTTCTTTTATTTTTAACTTCAGCTTCTTTACCTTGTTTTCGAGCCGCCTAACTTTCTTGGACAACTCTTCGTTCCGCTTTTCCATCTCGCTCTTTAAAACCATGCTATTCCCCTAGTTGATGTTTCGGCTGACGCTTGGCGACTACCGAGACAATTTCCGCGCCAACCGGCACGTGTTTTTGAATATCGGATAAAACCAAATCCCGGATATCCACCGCTTTAGTGTCCCCGTCGATCTTGTAGATGACGTGAACGTTAAACACACCTCTTTCCATTACTGCTGCTCCATCAAAAGTAGCTGACTTTTAAAAACTTCTTCTTCCTGTTCGATCCCGGTGATGTCAGTCAGCTGAATGTCAAACTCCTTGAATTCCTTAAACTCGTGCGGCGGCTGGGTCAGGATCGACACCGTAGTGTCCATGGCCTTCTCCTCGTCGTCCGCCTCGAACTCAATGTAAATCTGCAGCTTATAGTGAGGCATTACTTTTTGTTTTCCTCGTTAAGCTTGTGTTCTCGCTTGACGAGTTTCTCTAAATCCCGGATTGTTTGCTGACGTTCCACAAAGTCAATGACCGATTCCTTCCCGGCCTTTAACCGGTGAAAATCCAGTTCCGAAACGTAAATCGGAGAGGGATCAAATACTTCTACCGCCAATATCTTTGCGCGGAGGTCTTTCAGTCCCTGAATTGAATCCTCGTAACAATCCTCAATATAGTCCGAGTCAACTTCCCCGGTCACCAGATCAATCACATCCCGTAACGCCATCATGATCGTACACCACTCGTCTTCGCTAAGATGGGCCTCATTCTCGTTGTCTCCGCCAGCCATGAGAGTCATGTACGTGTCATACTGCTCGTCGGTTTTTTTATGCCACTTCATATTCCGTCTACTCCAACGTTGATCTGAATACACGCGCCGTTCATCCTAGCGTCCAGCACCCGGTCCCCGCCTTCTTTTACTACATGAACCCATAACCGATGCCCTTGCTGCGTGATCAACGCCGCCAGCTCCTCGTTCGATAACGAGTTGCCAATGTCCAAAATTGCCTTGTGATTAATGCTCATTGTTTCTCCCTAGGTTTTCTTTTATGTCGGACAAGAGATTACGAATCTCCTGCAAAGTTTTAAAAATTTCTTCCAAGTCGTCGGCGTCTAACACCAGCTCGATACGAACTTCCTTCATTCCTTTTTCTCCGGAATCTTTCGAAAAATGCCACCAAAGATCATATCAGCTATCTTATCTCCCATGTCGGCTTCGGCCATGGCCTGCTCAAACAGTTTCTGTTGTTCCGGGGTTAGATCCCGGGGGTTTTGATTCTCGCTCATTCTTCCGCGCTCCTTGTGACACGCTCCACGTGCCATCGTTTTTCAAATTCAACGGTAATTTGGTCCCGGTTAATCGGGTTGGCTTTGATCAGGGCTTCTTCGTTGTCCCTAGCGAACACATCCAGCCGCTGCTGCAGGGGCTGGCGTAAAGCCCAGTCGTCCCCCGCTTCTTTAAAATAATCGTCCACCTCTTGTTCGGTAACGTCGATTTGCATTTCTGTGCATTCATCCACGTTTCGCCTGAACTCGATAACTACTTTCATTTAGCACCTCGCTGTTGGTAGGTTTGGGAAGATATGGGATGTCTTATACAACTGTCAAGCTTTTTGTCTAAAAATTCTTAAAAAGGGGTTTTTATAACTTTTAGTTATAAGCTTATGAAAACACGGTATAGTTGAGACCGAATTTTTAAAAATTCAAGGTATATTTCTATAAGTATATATGTTAAAATATGGGATGGTCATAAAACCACTGTCGAGTTTGACCATCTCGATTGTTCTTTAGACAGGCTGCAGCAGCCGGGGTTCTGGCAGCAGCGGCTACAATTAAAACTAGCGAGGAGTTTGTTATGTATTACATAGCAGAAAAAAATCCGCCTTACCTATGGCGTAAGGTTCGGAAGCTGAAAGACTTCAAACCCGAAGAGGGAGTGGAGTATGCAGTAGCCAGAACTCAAAAAGACATTGAGTCTGGTCAATTTATCCCGACTTATGTCGGAGTAAATGGAAAGCTAAAAAAGACTGATGATTTCAGCATGTTTTTTTAACTTGGAGTGTGATTCTACATTCCACCGGGGGCCACGGCTCCCGGTTCTTTCAAAACTAGCGAGGTTTAAAAATGAAAGTAAGTGATGAAGCTTGGTGTCTTTATGAAAAGACAAACGTATTTCTCATGGAAAGATCGATACCAATCCGGTTTCGAGATTGCCCAAGCAAAGAACCAAAGATCGATTTGGCTCAAGCCCGGAAACTGGCGCGACGTTGTTTTAGAAAATTTTCTAAAAGGCCGCTCAGCTTCTACGTTAACAAGATCGAAGCGATCTCCGGTTCAACCCACACGTGGACTAACAACAAGAAAGGCAATGGAAAAACCTTGCTTGTCAATGTCCACAAGGATTGGGGCGAGTTCATTCACGACCTGTCTCACTTGATTCAGGTTAAGAATCAATCTCGATACCGCAGGGGCAAAGCTTGGCACTGCGCGGAACACGCGGCTTTGGAATTCAGGATCGCAAAAACGGTCTTGGAGGATTGTCCATGAAAATTCCAACCAATCTGACCCAAGCGTGGCTCGATAAAAAGGGCTACAAACTGGTAGAGATCTATCGCAACGGCTACCGCCTTGCGATTCTCAGATCTGTAGGTAGGAAGTGGGCACACCTAACCGTGGCTGCGACTGGGGACAACTTCAAAGTACCAGTTGACCAGCTGATGTACCGGACCGTTGTTCGCAAACGTGGACAATGGACCGTGGACCACAACTAACCAAAGGGGCTTCGGCCCCTTTTTTATTAAAACGCCCTATATATAGAGTTTTTCCAGCAAAGTATTTTTTTTTTTTTTTTTTTTTGAAAAATGGCGGGATTGGGGGGATCGACGGGATTCCCCAGTAAAAACGCGGGTTTCAGAGATCCCGTCAAGATCCCGTCTTCAAGAATGCCGGGACACCAAAACGTGGCCGTTAATTCACGTTAGAAGTTAGAGTTTTTGAGGCAAAGCGAAAAAAATATTTTTTGATTTGCTGGAAAAGTTACTTATATAGGTGATTTTTTATTGCGCTTTGGTTTGGCTATTAGTAGGGTATGCGACGTCTCATATAAACTAAGGGGAATTTTGTGTTTTATTTTTTAGAAAAAGTGGTTGATCGATTCCGTGGCCGTAAGCCTGATAATGTTTATGAGCGTTACTTGGAAAGGCAGCGCGAGTATTACAAACATTTAAACGACGACAGCTGGAAAGAAAAAAATAAAAAGCTTGATTGACTATGCGATATCCCATACTCTGGCTTTAACTATCTAGCGAGGTTTACAAATGAAATTATTGGATACTACCGGCGGCAATACTAAGATCGCCAAAACGCAAGCTTTAACGGCGGGCATTCGATTAGCGCAGCTTAGCTTGCATCCTGATAACGAACTTTGCCCCGGGAGCAAAGCAGCCCAGTGTATAGACGATTGTCTTTTGTATTCTGGTTTGGCTGCGGTTTACGATTCCGTGAACGAAGCCCGGGCAAGAAAAGCAGAATTTTTTAAAACTGACCAATCCGGTTTTTTGGAGCAGCTGCGCCGGGAACTGCACAACTTTTTAAAACTTTGTGCAAAGCTTGGCTTGACTCCATGGGTTAGGTTAAATGTTCTCTCGGACGTGGCTTGGGAGAAATACGGGATACCCGAAGAATTCCCGGAACTGAATCTATATGACTATACAAAACGAGCAGCTCGGCTTTTAAAAACTCCGCCTAACTACCATTTGATGTTTAGTTATAGCGGCGCGGCTAAGTATCACAACCAAGTTTTAAAAGCTTTCGAAACCGGTGTTCCTATTGCTACAGTTTTTCGTGGCCCGATGCCTGAAACTTTTTTAGGGCGCGAGGTTGTCAATGGTGACCAATCGGACCTTTTGAATCTTAGCCAGCCCGGGAAGATTATCGGATTGAAAGCGAAAGGCCCGGCATTGATTCCAAGCGAAACTAATAAGTTTTTTGTGGTCGATCAGACAAACCGGGAAGTTTTTGAGAATCGATTTTTTAAACAAATCCCCTTGAAAAGGGCGGCTTAAACTGTCATATTCAGTCTATGGGATATCCCATACTTTTTAATAATTAGCGAGGTTATAAAATGATAGATTTAGAAAAATGTTTTTTGGCTGTGAAACGCGGCGTTGAAATTTCAAAGAAGGCCGACGGCGATTATGCGAATTGGGTTTCGCGGCAAACTAAACTCCAAGCGATGATGGATATCAGCGCAGCGCACAAGTCGCAGCCGATCGACATTGATAGATGGCTGGCGGCGGATGATTCCAACTTTATGCACGATTTAATTGGCATACATAACCACATTAACCGCGAGACCGGGAAGCTTGAAAATGCTTTCATGCCTCGGTTTGCTAAGTAGGGCGCGGTTATGAATTACGACGATCTAACGCAGGCAGACAGAGAAGAGCTTTTTGATCACTTAGACCTAGTCCGGGAGTCTGGCGAAATTAACATGTTCGCCGCCCCGACTTATCTCCAAGAAAACTTTGATGTTTCTCGAAAATGCGCGAACCAAATTTTTTTAGAATGGATAGAAAATTTTAAAGAGTAGCGCAGCCAACCCACTAGCAGCCCGGGCATTGTCCCGGGTTTTTTTTGCTTTTTTTTAAAACTTAGATGTGCGATTATATGCGAGCCGAAAGGCAATTTTTTAAATTTAACTAGCGAGACATTTATGCAAAATATAGATAATGAAAACGGAACTTTAATTTCTTTGATGCAAAAGGTTAAAGACCAATCTGCCCGGAAAGAAGATTTTATTGCCCCCACGTCCGAGCTGGCGGTTAAAACTGAAGACGGGAACACGTCGATAATTTTGGAGGCTGCCCGTGGCGAACCGACGCGGAAATTGCAGGCTAATAACGTAGCGTTCGGTCAATTGTCCGACACTGTTGATATCGACGTTCGGACGGCCCGCCGGCTGCAGGCGGACTATCCCCAGCATTTTGACGGGTTGGTAAATGACATTTTTCAGCAAGAACCAAAAAACCGAATGTTGCGGACTTTCGATACTTCGCTGCCTTTCGGTTCCAAAACCGGCGAACTCCGAGCGATAGTGAGTGAGAAGTTTAAAACCTTCGATAACGAAAACTTATTAGAGGCCGCACTTCCCCAGCTAATGGAGTCTGACGCAAATTGGCAGGTAGTGTCCGGGACCGTAACCGATCAGAGACTTTATCTTCGTTTAAAGTCGGCTAATCAAATAGCTGAACCGGCAGTGGGCGACACCATGGCTAACGGGATCTTATTGTCTAATTCGGAAGTCGGGAAAGGTTCGGTCAATGTCTCCCAGCTGGCTTGGACTTTGTGGTGCTTGAATGGCTGCACCACTGAAAAGACTAGTCGGCACACTCACGTTACTAGCGCGAGAGGTTCGGATATTGAGATGCTGCTAACGAACGAAGCGAAAGACGCGGACAACAAAGCCCTCGAGTTAAAGCTTCGGGACGTGGTGGCGAACTACGCAAGCCCGGAAACCTTTCACGCTCATATTGAGCTAATGAGACAGGCGCATGAGGACGTGATCGAGAACGGCCTAGCAAACCCTCAGGCTGTAACCGAAGCCCTCACGGGTGTTTTAAAACTTCGCAAAAAGGACAGCCCAAACCTATTGGCTGGTTTAATGGCGACCATTCAGCAGCCCGGCTATCAAGGCAAACCGATTTCCCGGGCGACTTTGGTTAATGCTGTAACCGCGGTTGCTGGTTTAAAGGATAGTGGGCAGCCTGTAACCCCGGCGGATGAGGTTGACGACTGGTACAAGGCCGGACGCGCCGTGCTAGATCTAAGCCCGTCTCAATGGTCTACAGTTAAGCTTGCCGCTTGATCGCGCAGCTGCAGCGACTAAGCCCGGGATTAACCGGGCTTTTTTTTGCCTATTAGTTATGCGATTCTATGCGCTTCTTAATTAGCGAGGTTATAAAAATGAGTAATTCAATTTTGTTTCGAGAACTGGGAGATGCTGAAATTGCAGAATTCAAAGCATACGCCCGGGAAAATCACAAAGCCGGCGACCCTATCGAGCGCGAGATTTGGCACCCCGTGATAGTCGAGGAGTGTGAGCTGATCGACATGGAAGCGATTACCGGCGGCAATACCGGAGCTGCCCGCTGTATTATCACGCTCAGTAGTAGGCCGTCTTATTTCATTATTGCCATGCGCGAACGTGGCGAAAGTGACTGGAACTTGGAATTTGGCGATTTGGAATTTGACGTGGCTTTGCAAGAGTTTAAAGACCGCGTTTATTCCGACGGGCACGAGTATCAGTTTTTGATCTGGGAATGTCTCGATTATTCGACGCAGGCAACCGCCGCCGATCTAGACGTTTTCAACTCTGAAGAATGGAAACCGTTTTTTGATCGATTTTCTGGAGCTGGCCACGTTAAATTGATGGGCGGGCGCGCTTACTTGTAAACCGTTCCGATCTAACCAATTAAGCCCGGGCATTGTCCCGGGTTTTTTTTGGGTTTTATTTGTCGCTGCTAGAGCCGCCGCGCAATCGATATGCGATACTTCCCGCATGAACTCATTAATTATCAGCTGCAGCGCAAACAAACTTCCCGGATCGCACCGGGCTTTGGACCTGTATCAAGCCCGACAATTCAAGATCGCTCGTCAGCTGCAGGACCGCGGCTGGTCGGTTTTCGTTCTAAGTGCAAAGCATGGGCTTATCTCCGGATCGGATTTGATCGCGGACTATGACCAGAAAATGGATCGGTCCCGGGCTGCAGAATTGGCAAACCAATTGCCTGCGACATTCCCAGCTGGGCCGGTTTACGTTTACGGCGGCAAACTTTACCGGGACGTGGTTAAGAGCTGGGCGGATCGACTAGGGCAGCTGCAGCCTCACGAGCTGATCGGATTGAACCGCGGCAATGGCGACCATTACCGGGCACTGGCTGCCCTGATCGATTCCTAACCATTTCCCAGTGAAACATGCCGCCCCGCGGCCCTTGCTCCCCAGTCAAAACCTACCGGCCCGTGAACCGTGGCCCGGGGGCTGCGGACCGTGGGATTTTTTTTATTTTTCCGGGCGGAGGATCGGCGACCGCCGCCGCAGCTGCGCCCATTCTCGAACGGAGATCGCGAGGCCAATTAGATATGCGATTTATCCCAGCTCCTGGCATACGTGATTTCCCGCAAATTCAATCACTTAACCGCGGGCTCTTTTCGATCCCCCGAGACGTTGGGACCCCCGGCCTCGGATCGCGTCAAACGGCCCACGAGCTGCAGCCCATTGCGCCGGATCGCCGACGTCGGGCACGTTTGGCCGGGTCGTGTAAAGGTGCAGGTTTTACGCAAACAATCCCATAAAAAACGATATAGGTTTCACTTTGAAAAAAATGTGCTATATTTGCCTCGAATTTAGGTAATTTTTTGTATAGAAATGGCCGAAAATGCAGTAGTCGAGACCCGTGGTCGCCCGTGCAAGACTGAGAACACGCGACTAACGAAGAAGCAATGGGATTTCGTAAACCTTGTCTGCGTAAAGGAGGGAGAAATGACCCTCCGCGAAATAGCCGCTGAAGCGGGATACGCGGCCAAGTCTGCACACACCAGAGCCTATGAGCTGTTAAATCCCCGTTTGAACCCCCATGTCGTCAAAGCCGTGAGAGAACGGCGTCAGGAGCTGGCCGAAAAGTACAGTGTTGATTATGGTCGGCACGTGAGGGATTTACAGAGAATCCGTGATGCGGCAATCGAGAACGGAGCTTACTCTGCTGCTGTCCAAGCGGAGTACCGTCGTGGTCAAGCTGCGGATTTGTACGTGTCACGCTCCGAGATCCGTCACGGATCGATAGATTCCATGTCCAAGGCCGATGTAGAAAAAGCCATTTTGGATATCAAACGTCAGTTAGGGGAAGAGCCTAAGATTATTGAAGGTGAGGTGCTTGAGCCAGAAGCCGGAAAGCCAGTTTTGGAGTCAGTTGAAGTCGGGACTCCTGAAAGCTCGTAACGACGTTATTTTGACTCGCATTGAGAATGCCAGCACTCCGGGAATCCCGGATATTTTGTTATGCGATGAAAAAAATAATTTTCATTTAATCGAATTGAAGGTATCCAAGGGCAATGTGGTCAAGTTAAGTCCGCATCAGGTAGCGTTTGCTGTGAAGCATTCGGAGGCAAATGTGTGGGTGCTGGTCAAGAAGCTTGGCAAAACGGCCCGGGACTACACGGTATTTTTGTTCAAGGGTCCCCAGATCTTTGATTTGGTGCGATTTGGGCTAAACAAAACGGAACCTTCTTTGAGTTTATCTGCGCCGATTGACTATGATTCTTTGTATTTGGCATTAGTTTAGGGTCCCCTATGAGCCTCCCTATCGGCACGGAACTCGAAACACAAAAATTGAAGCTTGAACTGCGTTTAAAGCAGTTAGAGCGCGTAGAGGCGTGTCACGATGAATTTATACCCTTTGTTAAGAGCATGTGGCCCGAGTTCATTGCAGGGCGGCACCACTATATTATCGCAGAAAAGCTGGAACAAATTGCGCGGGGCGAGATCAAACGGCTAATTATCAACATGCCGCCTCGTCATACGAAGAGCGAATTCGCTAGTTATCTGTTCCCGGCGTGGATGATCGGGAGAAATCCTGCGATGAAAATCATTCAGGCGACACACACCACGGAACTTGCGGTAAATTTCGGACGAAAAGTCAAAAATCTGCTGGAAACCGAGGAATATCAGGAAATTTTCGAGGATTGTGAGCTGTCGGTTGACAGTAAAGCGTCCGGACGCTGGGACACCAAGTCTGGCGGGATGTACTACGCGGTGGGTGTAGGCTCAAACCTAGCGGGTCGTGGTGGTGATTTGATTGTCATTGACGATCCGCACTCGGAGCAGACGGCCATGTCGGCCAGTGGCTTTGAAAATGCGTGGGAATGGTACACAGCGGGTCCCAGACAGCGTTTACAGCCGGGGGGATCTATCGTTTTGGTACAAACCCGGTGGTCAGAGAAGGATATGACGGGAAATCTGATCCGGCAAATGACCAAGGACCCGATGGCAGACCAGTGGGAGGTGGTCGAATTACCCGCGATATTACCGTCTGGGGAGCCAACTTGGCCTGAATTCTGGAAAAGGGAGGAATTAGAGCAGGTTAAGGCATCAGTGCCCGCGTACCAGTGGAATGCCCAGTACCAACAGGACCCGACAGCGGAAGAACTGTCTATTTTGAAGCGCGAATGGTGGAAAGTATGGGAGAAAGACGAGGTTCCTAACCTGCAGTATGTCATCCAGAGCTACGATACGGCGTTCTCGAAGCGCGAAACAGCCGACTTTTCTGCTATTACCACGTGGGGGGTGTTCTATCCCATGGAAATAGGGGGTCAGCCTAACCTGATATTGCTGGATGCACAGAAGGGTCGGTGGGATTTTCCTGAACTAAAAGAAATTGCCATGGACCAGTACAAGTTCTGGGACCCCGAAACGGTCATAATTGAGGCAAAAGCCTCTGGAATGCCGCTCACGCATGAGTTGCGTAACATGGGAATACCTGTGGTAAACTTTACGCCTAGCAGAGGAAACGATAAACTGTCAAGAGTGCATTCGATTTCTCCGCTATTTGAAGCGGGTATGATCTGGGCACCGGAGGAGCGGTGGGCTGAAGATGTCATTGAAGAATGTGCAGCTTTTCCCAACGGCACCCACGACGACTTGGTAGACAGCTTGACACAGGCCCTGATGCGTTATCGTCAGGGTAATTTTGTACAAATTCCCACGGACGACTGGGAAGAAGGCGAGGGTAGTATGAACATAGCGGCAAGCGCGTACTATGGCTGAACAAGAACTTAGCCCTGCTGAGTTACTCGCGGCGTATAACCAACGCTTCACGGACCCCGTGCCACCAGAAGCGGGTCCGTTTCAACAAATCATTCCAGAAGAAGAAACTTACCGTGACATAGCCGAAAGGACTTTGGCTGGTGCTTTAGGAGATGACAGAGAAGCGTACCGTCGAGCTGGAACCTTGCTTAGAACAGCCGACGAAATCCCTGTTCTTGGTGATGTAACCGCTGCTACAGACGTATTACAAGCGTTAAAAGACCGTGATATAGCCGGTCTAGGCATTGCTGGGCTAGGGTTTATTCCCGGTATGGCAGGTATGGCTCGTAAAATAAGAGGATCTGAAAACGAGCAAATGGAGCTGCCTTTTGAACTACGCCCCTCGGAACAGTTACCTTCCACAACGCCTACTACGGAAGATCCTTTTTCTGGATTAAAAAGTGAAATTAATAAACTGGATCAGGAAATCATAAGACTTGATTCAGGGCTGGTTAAAGATCAAGCATCAGCGGCTCGTAACAACGCGACGTTAAATCCTCGAACAGTGCAGAATACGCAAGAAAACATAAGTAAATTAACCAGACAAAAATATGATTTAGAAGACCAACTTCAAGATCTAATAAAAATGCAAACAAACGCGGACCCTCGTTTACAAAGGGCCGTAGACCTTGGTTTTGACATCACCCGCCCTGTTTATCACGGCACTAACGTAAATTTTAGAGAATTTGATCCAAACAAACGCGGGACGTACACCGAAGCTAAAGACGCAAAGTTAGGTTTTTTCTTTACGGATAACCCTAGAATGGCTTCAACCTATGTTGAAACTGATTTAGAACCCTACGCTACTTCAAAAAACTTTTTGATTAGAGCGGCAGAAAAATTTACAAAAGGTTTCTATGGAAAAGCCAACGACGCGCTTTTAAAAGCATTTGGTCAGCAACCCCTAAACCCTGAAGCTCCTCAAGTTCTTCCTCTTTTTTTAAGAAGGGGTAGAGAAAAGATGGTTATTCCGTTGCGCGGCAAAGAGGGGAACGAGTATAAAGAAGAGTTCTTTACTCAAGAACTTAAAAAAGCCCAAGAAGAGGGTTACGACAGCGTTACTTTCCGTGATATAGACGATGTTTTATGGAGAGAAGGTAGCGAAAAACCGGAAGTTTTGACAGGAAACGTAACTATTGTGTTTAACCCGGCCAATATTCGCTCTATTAACGCCGAATTCGATCCCGCAGCAAAAGATTCTGCTGACTTAATGTTAGCGGAAGGTGGTATGGTAAACAGTATGAACAGCTTCCCTCAAACAGGACCCTTGGCCCGTCAGCTTTTTTCACGTGAAACAATGGCTCCTCCTTCGATGGACTTTTTTCTGCCTAGTATTGGTACGCAAATCACTGTGCCCACGTTTGCTCAAATGGGAGGTGGCATAGGAAGTTTTGCTGGCTTGCCTGATTTTACTGGTCGAGTGTATGCCCAAGACGAAGAAGAGGAGGTGGTTCCTACAACAACCGCCACGGTTCAAGAAACAACAATGCCTGCGGGCCTTAACCCCTTGCAACAAAAACTGGTAGCCTCTGGCGATCTTCAGCTAGAAGATCTGGGTTATCCAAAAAACACTGTTAAGGGTACAGACCCCACGGTTACTTCTGTATTTCAGACTACGACCCCGGCAGAAGATTTAATTGAGACCACTACTGAAACGACTACAGAGCCGGTAATTGAGACCACTACAGAACCTGTAATTACTACGACCACTGAGCCTGTGATTGAAACAACGACAGAACCAGTAATTGAGACAACGACAGAACCAGTAATTGAGACAACGACAGAGCCGGTAATCGAAACTACGACTGAGCCTTTAACTCCGTTTGAAACCACTACAGAGACCACTGAGCCTGTGATTGAAACGACAACGGAACCGGTGATTGAAACGACAACGGAACCGGTAGTAGACACGGCTCCCCTAGTAGTCACTGAGCCGTTGGCCTCGGAAGAATTAGCGACCACGACTGAGGGAGAGCCTGTTTCTTTGGTGCCCTCTCCCACAGAAGAAGATGTGCCGGTGTTCACAGTCCAAGACCAGCCGGACGCACCGGATGAGCAGCCTTTTGTACCGATAACCGGGGTTTCTCCAGATCTTTCTGTTAACCAGTATCTGGATACCACGTACCAGACTGGATATCCCACGACTCAGGGCATGGAGATTAAAGAGTCATTGATTCCGGGTCAGGAGTATTCAGCCGAGCGTCTTGCATCAGGTGAGATGATTGACGTGATTAAGCCGGATCTAGGGTCTGGCGCAGAGCTTCCTAGCGTTGATTTTTCAAACATAGGTTTTGGAACGCCCGAAGAAGAAGTAGAAACCGAGCTGTATGAAAAGCCTGAGTTTATTTCGACAGACCCAACTACCGGCCAAGATCCTGACTTTGCTTCGGGTCCCACTCCTCAAGATTTTCTTGCTGACTCACGAACAGGTGAGCCAATTAATTGGAAAACGGTTGGTGAGGGCACAATGGATTTTCTTACGAACCCTTTACGCGGTTTAGAAGGACTTGCGAGTAACGTAGCAGATCGGATTTGGTCAAACAGACCAGAATTCTTTTTATCAACACACGTTAAAAACGCGGACGGTACTTTAAAGTTAGACACTAACGGCAAGCCCATAAGAAGAAATGGAATGGGCACGTTGATTAATCGTATTTTAGATAAAATTTATGAAGAGCGTCCTAATGTCTTGTTTAAAGAATACATAAACGAGGGTGAAGAACGGGAAGGTGAGGTCTACGGTACGTTACGAGATAAAGCTAAACCCACGGAAGAAGTTTCTGATAAAACAGAAGCTGGCCAACAGACCTTTTTAGATAGACTTTGGAGTGGTCTTGGTGAAGGGTTAAACATGATGAACCCTTTTAAATACCTACAAGGCGGAGACCAGCAGTTTGTAGGGGAACAGCCTATGTTTCCAACTACGACGCCGGTTGTTACGGACGTAACTTTTGATGAAGACGGTAACCCTGTTTTTTCTAGTGCAAGATTCCTTGGTGAAATACAAGGCACTAATTTATCGGCAGCACAACGTCGTCAGTTTAATGAGTTTTATGGCAATCTATCAGATTATGATCGCGCTGTTGCAGACCGGGCAAGATCAAAAGAATACGAAGCTTTGTACGACAGTATGAATTTTGATGCGGAAGGCAACGCTACCGCAGAAACCCCTTATGATGCTCAACTTCAATTGCTTAACTTCGTAGACCCAGAAGGAACGTCTACAATCCCCTCTGTAGTAACTGCTCGTAACGAAGAAAAACGAATAGCTACGATGAGAATCAACATGATTGAAAATGGCTATACTGAGGAAGACGTTTATGGGCTAGGTCAAAAAGCTTTGCAGGGTGATGTAGCCGCTATGCAGGATTTAATGGCTTTGCAGGGTCGTAGCCAAGATTTTATTGACACTTATATTAGAAGCTTTGAAAGAGCGCAGCAGGGCGGAAGAGCAAGAGAAGCTTACGAAATGGCCAGCGGTGGCGCAAACCGTTGGGGCACTGCAAGAATGGGGTCTATTCAAGAACGAGCTTCGGGGTTTTCCCCGGCTAGTTACCACGTAGGTAGTGGGGGACAAGGGGTACAGTATTCTGCTGTTCCAAACGAACCTGATGCAGCCACAAGAGGCGGTTGGCGAGGAACACAAAGCATTGTTGCGGGCACAGGCCGACTACCTGCCGCTGGCGGAAGCTGGGGCGGACTTAATCCATTTTTTGAAGTACCCGGACCCGGCGACCCAATGTACGCGGATTATCTAATGGATACGATGGGTCCCAGTAAAAATATTCAAAACGAGATACAAGCCATGGTAGACCGGGATCTTCCTTTCGTTCAGGTAACTGATGGTCAAGGAAACGGTTACCTGATTAACAAAGAAACCGGTGATATCATGTACGGTCCTTTCCCTGTGGATAGCACTAATACCGGAGGCGGTGGTACAGGACCCGGAGGCGGTATGGCAGAAGGTGGTCCGGTTGTGCGTAATGTCGGAGAAGCTGAAGGCATTGCAGGATTGTTTAAAAACATGATGGGTCCCGGTAGAGTAGCTGAAACAGAAAGAGTATATAAATACCCCGGAGGTACGATGACTGAGCGCGTATCCCGTGGTTCCTTTAATTTGAGGACAGGCTAATGGCAAATGGTGATAGACCCCCGGTTTCGTTGATAGACCGAGGTGCAACGGGACTAAACGACGAAGACCTAGAAGCCGTTGAAGTTGAGTCGATTGTAAATAATTTAGAATCTGAAGCTTTGCCTGAAGGCATTGAGATCATTACGGAAGACGATGGCGGCGTAACGTTGGACTTTGACCCGATGGTCAATCGGGAAAGAGAGGACGACTTTTACGCTAACTTGGCTGAATTCATGGATGATCGTGAATTAGGCAGCGTAGCCAACGACCTGATGGAACAGTATCAGGCTAATAAGTCTTCCCGCCATGACTGGGAAGAGGCTTATTCCAAGGGTCTAGAGCTTTTAGGTTTTAGTTACGAAGAAAGAACACAGCCTTTTCGCGGAGCTACCGGGGTAACACACCCTCTTTTAGCTGAAGCAGCGGTTCAATTCCAAGCCCAAGCTTTCAACGAGCTACTGCCTGCAGACGGCCCTGTTAGAACTACGGTTATGGGAAGTCAAACCCACGCAAAAGAAGAGCAGGCGCAGCGGGTCCGGGACTTTATGAACTACTACATCACTAATGTGATGGAGGAATACACGCCAGAATTCGATCAAATGCTGTTTTATTTACCTTTGGCGGGTTCTACTTTCAAAAAAGTGTACTTTGATGATGCTTTAGGGCGTCCAGTAAGCAAATTTGTGCCTGCTGAAAACTTGGTTGTGCCATATGACGCCAATGATCTGGAAACCTGCCCGAATATTACCAACGTTGTGCGTATGTCACTTAATGATTTGCGAAAACAACAGGTAGCAGGGTTCTATCGGGACATACCGGTGCTTCCTTCACAGGCTCATTCAGACAGTTTGACCGATGAAGAGGACTATTTAAGCGGGATTCAGCCGTCAAACATTGAATATGACTGCACTTTACTGGAATGTCATGTCGATTTAGACCTTCCGGGGTACGAAGACAAGGACGAAAACGATGAAGAGACCGGAATTAAGGTCCCCTACATTGTAACAATCAGTGAAGATAACGGTCAGGTGCTGTCTATCCGCCGTAATTACGGTGAAAATGACCCGTTAAAGGCTAAAACGCAGTATTTTGTCCACTATAAGTTCCTTCCGGGCTTCGGATTTTATGGAATGGGCTTGATTCACACCATTGGTGGCCTTTCTAGGACTGCAACTGCTGCATTAAGGCAATTAATTGATGCTGGAACCCTTTCTAACCTCCCAGCAGGCTTTAAAGCCCGTGGTTTGCGTATTAGGGACGATGATGACCCTCTACAGCCCGGAGAATTCAGGGACGTAGACGCCCCCGGAGGAGCTATCAGGGACAGTTTACTGCCTTTACCCTTCAAAGGCCCGGATAGCACGTTATTTCAGCTTTTAGGCTTTGTTGTAGACGCTGGAAGACGTTTTGCCACTATAACTGACATGAAAGTGGGTGATGGCAACCAGCAGGCTGCTGTCGGTACTACTTTAGCTATGCTTGAACAGGGAACTCGCGTAATGAGTGCGGTTCATAAGCGTATGCACTACGCCATGAAAGTAGAATTTAAGATTTTAGCCCGGGTAATGGCCGAAAGCCTGCCTCCTGTATACCCTTATTCGGTTGCTGGAGCAGATCAACAGGTAAAAGCGCAAGACTTTGATGACCGTGTAGACGTTTTACCCGTGTCCAATCCTAACATTTTCTCTCAAAGCCAACGTATTACACTGGCTCAGACAGAACTCCAGCTTGCTATGCAGGCCCCCGAGCTGCACAACATGCCAGAAGTCTACCGTCGTGTGTACGATGCGATGGGGGTACGGGATATCGATAAGATCCTGATTTCGGAAACACCGGATGATATCGTTCCAAAAGATCCTTCTATGGAAAACATGGATGTTTTGGAAAATGGCGCACTTCGAGCTTTCAAAGGACAAAATCATCAAGCACACATGATGACTCACTTGTTGTTTATGACGGGCGGTGTAGCCGCGCAAAACCCACAGATTCAATTAAAACTAACCAAGCATCTGACAGAACATGTGCGGTTGCAGGCGGAGGAGCAGGCGGAGCAAATGTATGCACAGCAAAACCCCAACGCTGGTCAACA